AGGCTTCCGGCAGACAAGGATAAAGAATAACTTGTCTGCGTTTCATTATAAAATAAACACATAGCGAAAAAGTAAATTTGGGCAAAGCGTAGCGAATTAGCTGATACAGCGTTCGTTACGCTTTGTTTTTCTATGGGACAGAGCCAACGAAAAGCCAGTATGAAGCCAAATAGCGCAAGAGTTCAGTTACCACCTCATTACCCCCGTAATGGGTGCGGATTTCTTGCTAAATAGTTCTGTTTCTGTGATTTGCGTAATTTTGCATAGCAGTCGGTAACTCACTAATAACTAATTTTGTAACCAAAAAAAGGAGTGAATTATGCGTAGTACATTCAAGGTATTATTTTACGTGAAGAAAGGCAGCGAGAAGCCGAACGGCAACCTGCCTCTGATGTGCCGTATCACGGTGGACGGCGAGATTAAACAGTTCAGTTGCAAGATGGACGTTCCCCCACGGTTGTGGGACGTGAAGAACAGCCGTGCTTCGGGCAAGAGCGTCGAAGCGCAGAGAATCAACCTTGCGGTAGATAAAATCCGTGTGGAGGTAAACCGCCGCTATCAAGAACTGATGCAGGCGGACGGTTATGTAACCGCCGCCAAACTCAAAGACGCCTATCTCGCTATCGGTGTCAAGCAGGAAACTTTGCTGAAGCTGTTCGAGCAGCACAACGCCGAGTTTGAGAAGAAAGTCGGGCACAGCAGGGCGCAGGGTACATTTACCCGTTATCGGACGGTCTGCAACCATATTCGGGAGTTTTTGCCCCATACCTACAAGCGTGAGGATATTCCGTTAAAGGAACTCAACCTCACGTTCACCAACGACTTCGAGTATTTTTTGTGCACGGAGAAGAAATGCCGCACCAATACCGTGTGGGGCTACATGATTGTGTTGAAACACATCGTTTCCATTGCGAGGAATGACGGGCATTTGCCGTTCAACCCTTTTGCGGGATATATCAACTCTCCCGAAAGCGTGGATAGGGGCTACCTCACCCAAACGGAGATACAGACGCTCATGGACGCATCGATGAAGAACGCCACCCACGAGCTTGTACGGGACTTGTTCGTCTTTTCGGTGTTCACGGGTTTGGCGTATTCGGACGTGAAGAACCTCACCGCCGACCTCCTGCAAACATTCTTCGATGGCAACCTTTGGATAATCACCCGAAGAAAGAAGACCAACACCGAATCGAACATCCGTCTTTTGGACGTTCCCAAGTGTATCATCGAGAAGTACAAGGGGCTGGCAAGGGACGGTCATGTTTTCCCTGTTCCGAGTAACGGAAGCTGCAACAAGATACTCAAAGATATAGGCAGACAATGCGGCTTCAAGGTGCGTTTGACCTATCACGTTGCACGCCACACGAACGCCACGACCGTGCTTTTATCGCACGGCGTACCCATCGAAACGGTGAGCCGTCTTTTGGGGCATACCAACATAAAGACCACCCAAATTTACGCCAAAATCACCGCCCAGAAGATAAGCCAAGATATGGAAACCCTGTCGCACAAGTTGGAGGATATGGAGAAGAATATCTGCCGAGCCATCTAATTAAAAACAGAATCCCGATGAAAGAAGAAAGGAACATTATCACGATGGACGGGCAGGGCAATATCTCCCTGCCGAGCGATATAGGTGCAACCGCCATGACCGAGTGGGAAATCTGCGAACCGTTCGGGGCGGCAAAAGTCCGCAGGGCATTATTAGATAGGATTATACACGGGCGAAAAGAGAAAACGACGGTATTCGTGTCGGTTGTTTCGGACGGCAAGCCCAACAGCTGTTGGAAAGCATGATGATATACCAACATGCAAACATATCACTATGGTGATATATATTGCAGGTTCTATTCCTCTTTTCAGAGGAAAGCGGAGCAATCATTTCCGTTTACAAAGGCAAAGCAAGCACGGGGCGGCTCACCTGCACAGGGACGAGGAAACGCCACACATACACGTTACGCTCGTCCCCATCGTCAAGGGAGAGCGAAAGCGCAGGAAAAGGGAGGAACAGACGAAGAAGCGATACCGCAAGAAACCGACCGACACCGTGAGGCTGTGCGCAGACGATATTATGACACGGCTGAAATTGAAGTCCTACCAAGATACCTATGCCGTGGCGATGGCGAAATACGGGCTGCAAAGGGGCATAGACGGCTCGAAGGCTCGCCACAAGTCCACGCAGCAGTATTATCGGGATATACAGAAACTCGCCGACAATCTGAAAGCGGAAGTGGTGGACTTGCAGCAGCAGAAAGAAACGGCACGGGAAGAACTAAGACGGGCGAAAAAAGAGATACAGACCGAGAAGCTGAAAAGGGCGGCAACCACCGCAGCAGCCAACATCGCCAAGAGCGTCGGCTCTCTTTTCGGGAGCAACAAGGTCAAGACATTGGAAAGGGAGAACACCGCCCTGCATAGGGAGGTAGCCGACCACGAGGAAACCATCGAAGCCTGCAAGATAGGATACAGCCCATGCAGGCAGACCACAGCCGGGAGATACGGGAAATGCAGCAGAGGCACGGCAGGGAAATAGCCGACAAGGACACAAGGCACAAGCAGGAAATATCGTTTCTGAAAACGGTAATCGCAAGGGCGGCGGCATGGTTTCCCTATTTCCGTGAAATGCTCCGTATCGAAAACCTCTGCCGCCTTGTCGGGTTCGATGAAAGACAGACCGCAACGCTCGTCAAGGGAAAGCCATTGGAGTATGCAGGGGAACTCTATTCGGAGGAACACGGACGGAAATTCACGACCGAAAAGGCAGGTTTCCAAGTGCTGAAAGACTCCACGGATGGGACGAGATTGGTTCTTGCCATTGACCGAAAGCCCATTGCCGAGTGGTTCAAGGAACAGTTCGAGAAGTTAAGGCAGAACATTCGCTGACCTATACAACCGCAAAGGAAAGGCAGGGGGATGAAGCTATAACCGTGTTATCTCGCTGGAAAACAATAAAAAAGTATTCTTCATAATCTTTTGTGAATAACATTTTTTATATTTGCGCCATAAAAAGCACATTGAGATTTGTACTGGATACGTGATGAACAAAGAACTTTCGGAAAAATACATGTAAATACAGAGTTATAACCTATTTCCGTAATTTTGCACATCATTCAAGTTTTGGTATATGCCACTTGAAAAACAATGTATGTAAACAAAAAATATAATGTAAAATGAGAAAATTTTTATTTTTTTTATTATGTACGGTAACCTTCTATTTACTCGCTTCTTGTGAGAAAGAAGAGCACTTAGACGGTAAAGGTGACAAGCCATTAGTGGATACACCTAAAGATACGATTCAAGAAGAATTTCTCCTTAAATGGGATACATTTATCGATGATAGCAATGACAATGGAGAAATTTTTATCGGTACACAGTATTTAGGAATACAAGGATGGTCACATTTAGCAACTCCACCTTACATATATATTGGAGCAGTATTCCCCGAAAGTACATTTACTACAACGTTTGATAAAGAGATTGTTGGCAAAAAGAAGCCCATATATTTAACTTTTGATTTCCCAGATCCATACATCACATCTATGGAAACAGTCAAAGGAAGTGAGTACTTACAAAAAATTAAAGAAGCTATTAGTTCTAAAGAATACCAAAGTTACACTTCACCTCAAAGACCACATATCGTAAAATTTGCAGAACTAAAATCTCTATCAAATATAGAAAGTTGTTTCCCATATAATAAAGATTTTGGTAATACACTAAAAAAAATAGCCCTACAAGAATTTAATGTAGAAAATATAAAAAGCCTATGTATTGGTGAAGTTATATTCAAAGGTTTTACAACGTCAATGGATGTCCCCTCAAATGGATTATTCACTAATGAACCAACGTCCTCCGAAAAATTAATTTATATACGAAGTCTTACATATGGGGTTAGTGCTTATTTCATAGTCGCAAGTGAAGCTCCCTATAAGGAGGTTCTAACCGCTTTTAAAGATTCATTTATGGATGATTATAATAATCCTAAAGGTGTATTACATAACTCGAAGATTATTTTATTAACAACATCCGACATAAACCAAGAAGCCGAAGTAAAAGCAACATTCAATGACTTAAATAACTTTTTGAAAAATCCTTTTATGGGTGGAAAGATATACGGATATCCTATATACTGTACTGGATTTTATGTCAAAAATAACAAGATATTTACAAGAGAAAGCTAAAAGAAATTATTAGTAAATTCAAAGAACAAGAAAAAGCAAAAACAAAATGACGAGCAAAAGACAATAGGGAAAATACATGTAAATACAGAGTTATAAATCAAAGTAATATGAAAACTAAGAGTTTTTTAGGAATACTTGGACTATTCCTGTTTGTAGTCAGTTTTATAAGTTGCGATAATGACGATGAACAAGGAAGAAAAATAACAGATTACAAAGAGTATATTCTTACCATTGCATCGAAAAAAGTTCCGGGAGTAATGAGTTCGTGTGGCAATAATTATCTAACAGATGTATATGCCGTAAAAAAAGAGCAATCCAATGATTGGGTTCCCTTTGGTAGTATTAAAGGGTTTGATTTTGAAAAAGAATATGAGTATAAAATCAAGATTAGTGAAACGACCTTTTTAGATTATAGCATGGGAGAACCAGCATGGACGGAATATGAACTGCTTGAAACAATATCCAAAGAGAAAAAGGTTTCAGAAGATTTGCCTTTGCATTTTATCCCTGAATGGTATTACGAAGATCAATTTATCCCCGAATACAGATTCGCAGTAGAAGCGGATAACAAAGAGGTAATCGAAGAAGATTTGAAAGCTAATTCTATCATGCCATTGAACTATCATTATTTGTTGTATAGGGGTGATAATAAATTAATGACATGGATTGCCATAAAAGACAACAACACAATGTTAAGTCCGAAATTTATTAAAAGCACAAATAAAAAATCCGAAGAACTTCCGGATTCTTATACTATGCTCCCCCCGAAAGGGAATGTGATGGGTTGTATGGAATGGACGTTCTTAAATGAGTATGGTAATGAAACAGATATCCCCTCGTTTGATGTTTTTGTTGGTTATTTTGAAAAATCAAGGAGCACAGGACCAACACCAAACACAGCTTGTCTTTATAAAGACCTTACAGAGCATTACAAAAGCAAATATCCAGAAGCTGGAGTAAAAACGGTCGTGGTTTCTTATGACATTTCCATAAGATTATAGAGCCTCCGGCGTTTTTCCGCTGGTGCTTCTAACATTTGCACATAAAAATTGAATTATCCATGAAAAAAATTATTCTATTGGGTTTCTTATATTTACCTATATGCATATTTGCGCAAAAAAACTATTTTTCCATAACGGGAAGGACATTTTTAGAAGAATATATAGTTCCTAATCAAACAACAAAATCCCCCTTAAGTGCTGGTGCTTATATTCAAATTAAAGGAATGCCGGAACGTGGTTGGTTGGCAGATACAGAAGGGTACTTCAAAATAGATAGCCTGCGAAAAGGGAAATATCATCTAACATTTTCATGCATTGGTCTTGAGCGTGTAGATACTGTAATTCTCATTAATGGCAACATAGATTTAAAGATTATATTGTCAGACCTTAGTATTCATACACCACAATTAAGCCTAATTCTTTCAAAAGAAGAAGAAAACAAAGTTCTGAAAGACAATTTTTGGGATAAATACGGACTTAATGCATCGTGGTACACAAAAGAAAGTTTACGAGATAAATCACAGCGAATAACAATTTTAGGTTATTCCCATAGGGTAAAAAGAAATCAAATAATTTTCGACTATCTCGATAAGAAATACGGATATAGCTGGAGATTTGAAGCACCCAAAGGAATAATAGGGTTAGACGAAACATTAGACACTTATGAACTTTTACAAAATGACAAAGCAGACAACGCCCCTAACATTATACCCCATGAATGGGATGAATGATTTTCTTTTTTCGCAAGTTGCAAGTATAAAATTGCCACCGAAAGTTCGTACTTTCGGGAAAAGATGTGATATTTGCAAATGAAAGAGTTATTTGACAGCATAGCAACGCAAAACGCTGAAATTCGCACTGTTGCTAAATCGTTACTTCTACTTCTCAAATAATTCGCTAAAAGTTTATTTCTCAATCGGTTAAGTCAAACCGAGAATAATCTAAAATAGTTTATACTTGTTTTTATAATCTGTTTGAACTGAATGCATTTATTAATGCAGAAGAGTTCCCCGCTTTCCAAACAGATGGAAAGCGGGGAACTCTTCTGATATCTTGTGGTATTCTTTCACCGGTTTATCAAACTTTTGCATTATTCGTTGTTTATGCGG